TTAATACTAAATTATTATTATATTGAGGTAAAACAATTATTTCAAAATCTACACCTATGTTAATGATGAAGGCGTCTTTAATTTTAATTGAGTCATTTATTACTCTATATTGTGAAATATAAGTTGATAAATTTTGTTTTAATGATGGAGAAGAAGTTATTAATTTTTTATCAGCATTATAAGCTAAAATAAACATATTAAGAACTGATGGTGTTTCACCAGGTAGTAAACTTGATATTTTTTCTGACTCAACATATACTTTAGCTATATTTCCATAATCTGAAGGTAAAGATAAAGCTCTAATTAAATAATCATCTTGAGTGATTGTTCTTTGTTGGGTAATAAATGTACCTAATGATTTTAGACGAATGTCTTCATCTGAATCTCCTGGGCCTCCTCCACTAGCTGCTGATGGATTATTTGTTACTATATTATTAAAAACATATTGAGCTGTGACAGCATCTAAACCAGTATTATTAAAAACAAAATCTGTATTTTTATTAGGAATGACTGATAATGTTCCAGCTGCTATATTGGCTTGTAATCCGCCCCCAACTAAGTATCTAACAGTTAATGTAGTATTATTAGGAGAGATACCATAAGTATCAGTATATAAAAAGTTAGCAGGTGAAAATGCTGTATTTAATTTTGATTGCTTATAAGGTAATCGTAAACCAACATTATCAGGATTAGGAATAATCTCTTCATCAGTATTTGAGGTATTAGTACCTGCTCCGAATTGAATTTGTAATGTTGTTTCATTTGTGAAACGAGTTACAAAACGTCGTTGAACTTTTTTAAGTTGAAGTAAATATGGAGTATTACCACCATCTGATGAGAGTGTAGGATTATTTACATTAGTATTTTTAATAGTATCATAGATAGTTTCTTGAGCTAAATATGGTACTTCATACCAAGTGTTTCCATCACTATCTACTATATCTAAAATCCCAATTATATTAGAATTACTTAATTCAACAGTTGAAAATTTTTGAGGAGAACCAAAAGTAAAAGTAGTTGTTTTTATCTCGGCTGAAATTGCTTTTCTGGTTTTCTTTAAAAGATAGTAATCTGGAGAAGTTCTATATAATGTGGTTTCTGTTGGGTCAGATGAGCTAGAGAAACTAAAATCAATAGGATCTTGAATTAAAAAGAAAGAATCTCCAACTGAAGGTTTTATTACAGTATTTGGTTTAACTTGTAATGAATAATTATAATCTGGGGATCCCGCGTTTGAAGGCACTTGTTGGTACACATCTATATTCACTGTGGAAACTGAGGTTACTTTAGGTTTATAACCCATTGTATAAGCCAAATTATATAAATTATTTTGTTGGCGAGTAAATTGTAAAAATGTCTCTTGAATTTGATTATCTAAATAAAATGATAAAACATCACCTATATACGCAGACATTTCCATGAACATCATTCCTGGTGAGGATGGGGTAAAATCATTGTATACAGTAGGGAAATATGTTTTAGCATAATCCACTAATGATGTTTTGAATTGATTAAAATCCTTATTTATATAATTTATATTTTTCTTCTCGTCAGCCATGTTATAATGTTATATTAATTTCAGTAACAGGATTATTATAAACGCTATAATATATTGCTATACTAATTACATTTGTATCGTAATTTGGTGTTATTTCTACTTTATAAAAATTTACACTTGGGAAATTCATTTTCAAATCATCCTGTAATGTGATTTGAAGATTTTGTAATAAATTTGGGGTTATGTTTTCAAATACTGATGCTCTAATGTTACTACCAAAAGTAGGATTGAATACTCTTTCTCCTCTATCAGTTAAAATATAATTAATAATATTAGATTTAATTTGATCTTGAGTAGTGTAAGTTTGAGTAAATACTTGAGGGGCATTAAAAGGTAAAGATACCCCAATAGCTACTCTTGAGCCAACATCAATAGGATTTTTATTTGGTATTCTATAAGCCATTATTTACCCATTATCCCCATTATTTGATCTAAACTTACTTCACCACCAGGTAAACTTGATCCTTCACCCATAGTATTAATTGGGGGTGGAGTGTAAGCAGGTTGAGCATGTGATGAGTTAGCAGTAATAGTAGCGTCAAATTCACCTCCAATCATACTTCTTAAATTACGTTTAAGATCATGATTCACTGTTGATGTAGTTGATGTAGTCGGACCAGTAGCCATTATTGGTTGGCTAAAAAATGGAGTGCCAGTATATGATTCCTGTACTACTGTTTTAGGTGATTTAACTGCTTCAAGAAGAATATCTTTTAATTCATCTTGAATTGCTTCACGTACTGCTTCTTTAATTAATTTTTTTAAAATGTCGATTTTCATATGATTATAAATATTTGATTATTCAGCTGTTATATTAGGATTTGAATCTATTATGAATTTTAATTGATCTATTAATACTGTTGGATCTGAAGCAAATGAGGGTTCTGTTTTTAAGACAGGAACACCTTGTTTATTTGATGCTTGGGCAAAACGTTGAATAAAGTTGCTTGTATTTTTTTCGTTTATTTTTACTTCAAGAGTAAATCCTTTATAAGTATTATTTTCACTTTGGGTTGCTGTTACAGTAGCATTTGATAAAGCATTAATTTCATTATTTAATTGTTCTAAATCCATGTTTTGATCTACAGCACATTGTGCTAATAAAGTATCTAATTGATTTAATATTTGAATTATTGTTCCTAATAATACTCCTATAGTAGCAGATGTTATAGTTAATATAGACACCATTATGCCTGCTTTATTTAAAGCCTGAATTAGTTTATCTTTAGCGGTGCCTGTAATTTCTATAACACCAGATGTTAATGGAGGTAAACCTGCTGGTGGAACCCCAGTAGCAGGATATGGGATTAAGTATATTAATTGTATACCTATTGTTAAAGCATTTATTATGGTATTAGTTATTCCTAATGTTTTAGTTAAAATTGTTATAGATGAGTATAAATTATTTAATTGTTTAACTAAACTATTTCGTTTTTTAATTAATTCTTGTATCTTAGCAGAACTAGGACAATCAAAAGATTGAGGTGTTTTTTTATTAATTATATCTTGGGCTGCAGTTGTTCCAAATTCTAATATTAATGATATAACAAATGGAATTAAAGTAACTTTAATAGTTTCTTTTTTATTATTAAATAAATTAGCTAATTTTACCTCAGTGGGTAGATTTGATTGCTGTTTAGCTATTTCATTTTCTTGTTTAGATAAATCTTGATTAACTTGAAATGTTAATTGTTGGGTAGGATTAGGAATAGGTGTTAATGTTATTCTTGGGACCTCATATATTTGCTCAGTTTTAGTTTCAGATGTTTGATATACTGATGTGACTGATTTGATTGTGTATTTCTCTAAAGAATAATTTAACTGTATGTCTTTTATATCTGTAGCTGGGAATTTAAATGAGTATTCACCATCTTTGTTAGTTCTATCATTTTTAGAGTTTCCAGGAGATACAATTATAGTTATAGCTACTTTACGTAATGGTTCTCCATTTGGGTCTACAACTTTACCTTTTATTATAGCATATTGTTCTATTTCACTCATTTGGATACTTTTACTTTATTTGATAATAATGTTTTACCATTAACTACTGCTTGTAATCTTTGGCTTAAAGCGAATGAAGGTGGTGCACCTACACTTACTAGTGAAATTATGGGGACTCCTAAACTATCTTGAGCTCCAGCACATGCACTACCTAGTGAATTTAGATATTGTGCTATTTCTCCTAATAATAAATTTAAATCATCTCCTAATACTACTGATTGTAAATCTTTTTCTTCTTCACCTTGAGATGAACCTAAATATACTTTTGGAGCTGTTAAAGCTATGTATCCACTAGTATCAAAATTTATAGATCGGTTGGCTGTTAAATGTATTGTACTATTTGCTCCTAAAATTATAGCATCATTCTTAGCATTAAATGTTAAACGTCCTGAGTTTAAAACTATTTGATTTTTAGAGTATTCTCTAGGATCTTCAGGTGCTTTAGATTTAGCATAGGAATCTGTTAAATTACTACTAGGTGTAATAGGTATTTTTTGAGTTGTTGTTAACCAAATATCAGATGCATCTCTATTAATATCTTCAGTTTCGGGAACCCAAGAATCACTAGCATAACTTGTTTGTCCATTTCTAATAATAGTAATGGGGTCTCCATTTGTTCCTACGCTTGACCAATCATTCTTTATAACAGCATTTTTAACTGTAGAACCAAATCTAATAGAATTACCCCATCTACCTTCATATATAACATCTCCTTCATATGGTAGTAATGGATGATTATTTATCCCTGTTTGTTCATCAAAAGTAGAACCTAAATTTATTTCAGTACTATTATCTTCAGGGCGTCTAACTTGTCCAGCAAATGATGAAGCATAATCACCAATTTGATTAGAGTCATTAGCAGTATTATCTTCTTCAGGTAATGCATTATGGAATTGACTATTCCAAATATTTAATGGTGGAAAATAATACCAACCATTATTAGTGGGTCTTCCTGTTAAAATATCATTTGTTGGTAATTGTACAATATAAACAATCTCATTTATTAATGGATAATGTTTTATATTAGGAAATAATGGTAAAGCATATGTTGATGGATTATATTCTGTTACTCCATCTTTATCTAATTTTTTACTTATTGGAGACCAAAATATAGTTCCTATTCCATTCCATTCTCCAAATTGTCTAAATATCTCTTGATCAGAATCATCTAATATAATTTTCTTAACTCGAGCTACATTTATTAAAGGAACACTAGTTGAAGAATTTAAAGAACTATAGTTAGATACTGAGGAGTAGGTCTCGTTAATACCTTGGGCTCCAAATTTAAAATCAGGCATTTATTCTCCTCCTTTAAATTTATCTAATTCAGCTAATAATTGTGCTTTTTCTTCTTCAGAAATACCAAAACCACCATCACTATTTGATGAAGCATTATTAACCATACGTTGAATAATAGTAGCCATCTTAATTAATTGTTCATCATTTTTAACACTTATCTCTAAGTATTCTTTAATTAATGGTACAATTAAAGTAGCATCACCTATTTCTTGAACAAGAGGTTTTAACTCTGCTATTAAAGCAGATATTTGTTTATCTTTTTTCTTTTGGTTAGTATATATTTCTTCTAAAATATCAGAGAATTTTTTACCACCAAATACTACATTATCTAAACCTTCCATAATATTTATTTTTTATAAATATGGACATTAGAAATTTGTATGTCCATTTTCTAAATAGTAGAAATAATGTTGTTTAAATATATCATATAATCTATCGGCTATCTTAGTGATTTTAGGGGTTTTAGCGTCAATAATCTCACGAATGTATATATATAATGCCTTTTTATTAAAAATATCTATACTCTCACGTTTACGGAATAACTCTAAAATAGCATCTGCTATTTGAGCATCTGT